AGAATGAAAAGAATGTAGAGAATATAATACCTACGCTTGAAGAATTTTGCGAATACGGTATGAAAGGACTGAAACCCGGTTATCGTTATCCTATTGAAGCAAAATACAATCAATGGGTGGAAGCTGGGTGGGTTGATGGTCACGGCAAAAAGATTAAGAACTGGAAAACCAAACTTGCAAACACCATCCCATTTTTAAAACCTATGGAAGTTGAACAGGCCAAGGCCATAAAATATTTAGAATGATAGAGCAACAAATTCTAGGAACGTGGCTGCAAGGTAAGCAGCTTGACCTAACCGCAACGGTACGCAGTGAATGGTTCACCGTACCAAAATATCGCACCCTATGTTTGACCATTCAGGCGATGTACCTAAATAACGAGCATATAGACAACGTGGCGGTGGTAATGAAGCACCGTGATATGGCAATGGACATCGCAGGATTAAACAATTACTACACAGGCGAAAGCATTACCCGGTTGGTAGCAATGCTGCATCAGGAATTTATCCGTAAAACGATGATTGACTGCATGGCAAATCAGGTAAAATTCATGCAGGATGGTGGCGATATTATGGAAAGTATCAGCAGCACTCAAAAAATGATTGATGAAATACAACTTACCGAAAGCGGCCAAGCTGTTGACCTGATCACTTTACTCGGTGACCGCTTCGATAACTTGGAGAAACGAAGCAAGGCAGAAATCAAAACGATAGGACTACCAACCGGGTTCACCAAACTTGACAAGTACATTGGTGGATTTGTACCCGGTGAAAACGTGGTGGTGGCAGGTCGGCCCGGAATGGGTAAGACAGCATTCGCAGTCAGCATCGGGATTGCCCATGCAAAACTGGGTGGCAGGGTTATAATGTTTAGCATGGAGATGAGCAAAGAACAACTCGCAGACCGCATACTTTCATCTTTGGGCCGGGTGGACAACCTGAAAGTCCGCAACGCTGATGTGAATGAATTTGAATTGGAAAACATTGCCCGTGAATTACTATTGATTGATTACAAATTTCAAATCGAAGACAGCACCATGCTGGACATAGCTCAAATCAAAACCCGAATTAAGACCATGAAAGTAAAACCAACACTGGTAATCATTGACTATATGCAACTGGTCAAAAGCACAGGCGGTAAAAATCGGGAGCAGGAAATCGCCAACATATCCCGGCAATGCAAACTGATTGCAAAGGAATGCGGATGCACCGTAATGCCATTGTCACAACTTAACAGGGGAACAGAGGAAGGAAACAGCCGCCCAAAATTGGCAAACCTACGGGAGTCTGGGGCAATAGAACAGGATGCAGACACGGTGTTATTCCCTTACCGCCCTGATTACTACGAAGCCCAGAAGTCCGGGGGCAACCCGCCCGAACTTGAAGATGCTGAACTCATTATCAGCAAATGCAGAAATGGGATGACAGGAACGCTGCAATGCAATTTTATGGGTAAAACCGTTGAATATATTTTCTAAATATAAATAATTAAACTATATTTGCAGCATGAGAACACAATTAAAAGCACCACAACACAACAGCCGGACAACATTCAGGCGAAGCGAAATTGAACGGCTCAAAGAAGTCATCTACCATCAGTCAATACGCATTCAGGAACTTGAAAGAATGCTCAAAGTTGACCAAATGGACAAGTCAGAACACTACATAAAGGCCGCACACCTTGCAATCAAATCGGTTTTCGCTGAATACCAGCCCGAATTTATCACCATTGAAACTCGGAAGCGGGATATAGTAGAGCTGCGGCAAATATTTCAATGGCTTTGCCGCAATAAGACCACACTTTCGTTGCAAAAAATCGGGCAATTATGCGGTGGCCGTGATCATTCCACGATAATAAATTCGTGCAGGGTGGTGGATAACCTGATGCTTTATGACAAAAGGTTTGCCCGGAACCTTGAAACCGTGAAAAATAAGTTTGAAAACTTTGCAGAACAGATTTAATTTACTATATTTGCACCTATGTTAATACTCGATATATGTTTAAGTGACCTGCCCAGCGAGGCAATCACTACCGGAAAGAACGGAAAGAAGTACATCAAGCTCGTATGTGCTGAACGCAAAACCGAAGGAAAGTTTGGAGAAACCCATTACATTGCCCTGTCGCAAACCAAAGAAGAACGGGAAGCGAAGAAACCTGCAACCTATGTTGGGGGTGCTAAAAATGTAAGTTACAAAAATGTAACACCCGAGCCGAAAGTAAGTGCAACCGCAACCGATGATTTGCCTTTCTGATGCAGCAGGAAATAGTTGAAACCTGCAATCGTATTTGTGATATGTTGATTGCTAAAAATGCCAAGTATGGAAACTCCGCACTGGAACCGGTGCGAGTTTTCAGCAAGGCATCCACCAAAGAGCAGTTACTTGTCCGCATTGATGACAAATTGAGCCGCATCAAAACAACTGGACTGGAAGCACCCGATGAGGACACACTCAATGACCTTATCGGCTACCTTATCCTGCTTAAAATCGCAACGAAAAAAGAAACGACCAACCCTGAATATAAACACAAGATATGACACACGAAGAAAAACGTATACACTTTTTAATCCACGCACGTAAAGGGATGAAGATGCAGGTTGTTGATGCCTGTAAAGGTGTGGCAAGTTATGCCACGGTTATAAAAGCCCTGAACAATCCCAGCAAGTACAAAAGCAAAAAAGAGCAGGTTGTAATTGACACGGCTTTTGATATTGTGAATGTCAACTGAAACACGGGGATATAAAACGGTGGTGTATTGGAAAGACCAGATGATGTCCTTTGAACCGGTTCCCGATGACGAACTTGAAAAGACACTCAAAAAATATCGGAAAAAAGGATTTAACGCTGAACCGATATCGGATGACCTGATAAAAAAAATTGCAGAAAGTTTGAAAATATAAAAACTTATACTATATTTGCATCATGGAAACACAAATAAAAGTCACACACACCGGCAGCTATTCTGCCAAGTTCGAACACGATGATGTCATCTACAACATTGATTGGGAAGATGACAGCAACACCATTTATTTCATTCAGGAATTTGCACCCGGTCAAGATGGCCGCAAATGCGTGAGCATCCCAGCTGAAATTCTGCCAACCTTAATCAGGATTTTCGGCACAATCCACACGGACAATTTAAAATAACAAGGCAAAATCAAGACAAACACTTTAATATTCCAAGGACAATGAATGAAATTTTAACCGCACCTATTCAGCCAAACGAGATTGAATGGCGAGTGCAATCAGTCACCAGCACAGGCAAAATGATTGTCGTGCCGTACATTAACAACAGATGCGTAATGCAACGCTTTGACGCTGCCTTCGGCCCTACAAATTGGACGTCCGAGTTCAGGGAAATCGGCAATGGCTTCATCTGCCGTTTGACGATACATTATAATGACGAAGAAGGTTTTGTAAAAACAATCTACCGTGAAGATGGTGCATCAAAGACAAATATCGAACCTGAAAAGGGTGGTATCTCGGATGCAATGAAAAGGGCTGCTGTTCAATTTGGTTTGGGCCGCTGCCTGTATGATTACCCCAAGGTGTTCATCGAATGCAATGAGAAGTATATCCCTGACTGGGCGCAAGACAAGTTGACTAAACTTGTTGAGTGGGTTAATCTCGGTAACTTCAAAGAGGTAATAATTTTGAAGCCATGACAGATGTAGTTAAATTGATGTTTGATTTTGAGGAAGGCAACGCATCCGCTTTGGATGCGTTCTGCCAACTCACCCGCATTGAAAAGCAAATAAAAGCAGCCAAAGAGCAGATACAATCCCAAGCTATAAACGAAGCACAGATGTATGGCAAGACATTTCAGCACATGGGCTTTGAAATCCAATGCCGTTCCGGTGCAGGTCGCTGGAAGTTTGACCATTTGGATGAATGGGTTGTTGCAAAAAACCAACTTGCAACCGTTGAAGATATGGCAAAGTGGGCATACAAGTCCGAAGAAAAAGGAGTGATGCCCGTTACCGATGGCGGAGAGATTATTACGGCTGCTATCTATGTGGCAGGAAGTGACACCATTGCATTAAAGGAGATTGAAAAATGAAACAGACAGCGTTGGATATTTTTTTCAGCAAATTAGGTATGCACGAACAATGGGTGATGCAACACGATTTTGAACAAGCCAAAGAAATGGAAAAGGAGCAGATTGAAAATGCTTATCAAGCAGGACAAGACAATGTAGATTATACTGCATCTTTTGTTGACGAAAATGGATTAGAAAATTACTATCAAAAAACATACGGAGGTAAAAATGCTGACTAAACGTGAAACCCCGAAGTCAATAGAACAATGGCAGCCACCATGCGAGGATGAAGTAACAGAAGCACAGCCATACGATTACACCCAAATGCCTGATGACATCCCCAGCGTAGATGAGTGGTTCAAAATCAGGGTGTGGCAAGACGAATTAAACGGCACAGCCCTGACAAATTAGATGGTATTTGGTTTAATGTTGTATATTGCCCCTGTCTTGTTAGCATTCATCGACTTTTTGGTGGATGTTAGCAATCGCAGGGGCTAACTACTTTTATAGATAGATGACTAAAATTGAAATCGTCAAATCTATCATGCAGCAACACATGATGGATGGGCAGCTGATGCTCCCAAAACAAACACTCGCCAAACTTATTTACGAACAAAACCCCGGAGTATGGCCAAACGTGGATGCGGTACGAAAGCAAATAAGAGTAGCCACAGGTTCAATGGGTAGTAATTCATATTCAAAAAAACACAGCGAAAATATGCCCGGTAAATCTACCATCGAAGAAGGCCTGAAAAAGTTTGGCCTTTACACCAAGCTACCAGTCCGAAAGGATGTGGTGCTGCCATCAGGAAAATACCTTGTGATGTCCGACATCCACTTTCCCGAACATGACCCACTTGCTATTCAGGCATCGTTGGAATACGGCAAAGAAAAAGGTATCACAGGCATTGTGCTGAACGGTGACATAATTGATATGTATATGGTCAGCCGCTTTTTGCAGGAAACCAAACGGCCCAGCATTCGTGAGGAATTGATAATGACACGCAGTTTCTTCCAGTTGCTACGTGAGGAATTTCCAACCCTGCCGATTTGGTACAAGTTCGGCAATCACGAAGAACGTATGCGCCATTATTTGTTAAGCAATGCCCGTGCCATTGAAGATTTGGATGGCATAACTTTGGAAGAACAACTGCACCTGAAAAAGTACGACATCAAAGTGGTGTTTCGGGAAAGAATAAAGGCAGGAAAACTTGACATTCTTCACGGACATGAATTTCAAAAGTCAATTATGGCTCCCGTGAACCCGGCACGGGGTGCATTCATGAGGGCAAAATCTTCGCTGCTTATCGGCCACCACCACCAAACTTCATCACACCACGAAAACAACTTGAAAGGTGATGAGATTGTTTGTTTCTCAACTGGGTGTCATTGCACACTTACACCCGAATACAACCCCTACGGCTACATCAAACAAAATCATGGGGGCGCAATCGTTACCGTGCTACCAAATAGAAACTTCCACGTAGAAAATTACCGCATAATAGAAGGGAGGGTTTACTAATGTTTACCACGCCTTTATGTTTGGAAGTAATCGCAGGAGATGAAATGGAAGATGCCCTTTATGAAATGGGCATTGCACCTTCCGAAGTTGATTTGTACCAAGAGCCGACATTTCCTGTCTGTTTGTACAAAATTGACTGCATGATGCCTGACAACCGCAGCACACCAAAAAAGCCGCTTACCATTATCGTATGCGGTGAGTTGACATATATTGTCAAGTTTTCAATCGAACACCTTATCAACTTGGTGGATGTCCACCGATAGTTTTTACGCAAAGCATTGAGTAATTTTGCTCAATGGAATGAGCGATTTTACAAAATTTTGCTTATCCGAATGTGCAAAATAGGGTAAAATCAATGGTCTGCCCTGCGTTAAATCGCTTCACAATCTCGAACCAGTGTTTATCAGGCACAACCTGACACCCTGCTGACCACTTATTCACCCAGTCACCAAGCCCGGCACGATGAAAGTTGATGCCAAATAACCCGAATTGCGTTACTTTTTGGTCAAGTTGCCTGTCTTTTGTACCATCCCGGTATATGGTAATGGGCAAAATCTGCTGAAAATAAGGCGCACCAAGCCACAAATTTGACCATTTTGCACCCGTTACAAAGCGGTGTGAACCGACAACCTGCTGTTCAGCGGCTACTGCTGTGCCATTTATCCCACCAACGGTGAGGGGATTGTACACATAGAAGTCACCAGCTGTGGTAGAAGCAGGGCAAACGTACACAATTTGGCCGTATTTGTAGACAACGCAGTAATCTTCGAACTTGTTTGTCAACTTGTCATCCGTGCGAAGCCATACAATGCCGTGATATTGGGGCAACCATTTGCGTTTTTTCAATTCGTTGGCTATGTAATTGGCCAATGCTTCGGTAGTTTTCGGGCCGATAACCCCATCCGCTTTCAGGTTTGCCCCATTTTTGTTCAGTAGTTCTTGCAGTGCTTTCATTTGGCTATGAATAATAATGATGATAAGATTGCGATATTTCGCCACGCATTTCGTTTCCTACGCATTTTATTGTTGTCAGCGATACATTGTTTTATTTGTTCTTTTTGAGTGGCTGTAATCGCTTCTAAATGCGTAATCGCAGAATCCTGCAATTTTATTACCTGTTCTTGGCTGTAAATTACCACGCTGTCATCGGATATAATTTCCCAGCAAAGGCGGTTTTCGTCAATGAGTGCAGCAAGTTTTATCGTGTCCTGTTGCAGTTCGGTAATGGTCAATGTGTCGTGGACATATTTTGTCCTAATTTCACCGATGCGTTTTACCTTTTCAGGTCGGTTGATCAACAGCAGCGAGTATTCGTTTTTGATGCTGTCAATTTCGGCTTGTAAACTGTCTACCAGTCCTGTCTCTGTTTGTGGTTTTTGTTGTGTCGGGCAATGCCCAAAGACAAGCACAGTGATAAGTACACCACAAAGCACAAAAAGCCAATCACTTCGTTTCATCCTCCGCAAAGAAATTGGTCACGAACTTTCCGACCGCACCGCATACACCTGAAATCAGCATCAACTTGGGATGGTCAAGGTTAAGCCCGGCAACGAACAAAGATGCAGCGGCAATGCTGTCGCCTAAAACCCTGAAACGCTTTGGGGTGGGTTTAAAATATCCTTTCAGTTTCATCTTCCTTGACCTCGATATGGTTTTACTGACTTGTGTTTGTTCGCTGACTTCGTGTGTCTGCCCAACTTCCGTTTGCTTTTCGGTTGCCACTTGATTACCTCTTTACTTTTTGCCATGTTTGAAAAACTTATAGATGCCTATGCAGGATAAAACAAGGGCAGCGGTGAATGACAGGAATTGAATTAACGGCAGCAACTTTGCAGCAGCCCCGGCCAACCATAAAAGCCAACTACCTACGATTGTTTCAGTTTCGTTTTTCATCAGGGAAAGGGCGGTGCAGGTTTAGGAACATACGGAATTAGCGGCAGGTTTTGCACCCACATAAAATCAGGGTTAACGCATTGGCTGATTTCTTCAACGGAAATCACCCACCTATCGTCATTGTCCTCAATAGGGTTGAAGTAGCTGTCATCCATGTACCATTGGCCGATAAGTAATTCTTTGTCAGTTTCAGTCAACAGCCCTACATATTGGCTGTATTGTTCGAGTGCTATTTCGGATAGTTTATACATTGCGAGATAAAGTAGTTTGGTATGCCTGTACTGCGGTATAAAGATTGGCTGCTTCGGTGTCGGTTAGGCCGTCACCTATTGAAGCAAAAGCGCATTGCAGAGCTGAAAAATTTGTTATTGACGCGCCACTTCTTCTTGCACCTATAACCATTGCAACGTTTGGTCTACCATCTGTTGTCATTGATACTGGACTTGCTGCAACACCATTATACACTAACTTTATTTCTGTGCTTGTTTCTCTTTTAACCATGTGAAATCCAGCAGAACTCGCAGGCGTATAAGATGTGGTTGTTGTTGTATTTAATGCAACTGCTGTGGCTGATATACCAAGGACATGGCGATATACTGGTGCTCCACCATTGTTACACCCTATCAAAGCAAGTGTAACACCTGTTGTTGAACGTGAATAATAAGACAAATGTGCTGAATTTAATTGACCAGAAGTTGATGGTGTATAAAAAGTGTCTGCATAACCATTTGTGCCATTTGGTAAAGCACCATTTGAACTATGTGTCCATCCACCTGTAAACACCAACCTAAACGCAGCATCAAGGTCGCGAGCGTCTTTCAAATTCCATTTGTGGCTCGATGCCGTTCCTCCACAAAAAGGATAAATGGCCTTCATTTTTGTCCAAATGCCATAATTTTTCAAGTCCAGTACCAATGTATTGATGGCTGACTGCTGTGTTACATCAGTTATTGCAGCGGCATCAATAAAGGCCTGTGCATCGGCATCATTGCCACCACCTGCTACAAATGACCGAACACCAATCCTTATCATACGTTATACGCTACGATGCTTCCGCTTGTCAGCGTGATGCTGCTGAACCAATCGCCTTCGGAAATCGAAATGAAAGTGCCTTGTTTCAGGGTGATGCCTGTCAGTCCAAGGGTTGTCATTACACTTGCCGCATTTTTGTCAAGGGCTGCTGAAACAACCGCATCTGCGTTTACTACAAAACCCTGCCAACGGCCGGTATTTGCGCCTGTTCCTGAAAGGACTTTGCAGCCCGTAAAACCACTCATAAATTCTGTTGCTGTACTCATTGTATTGTTGGGAATGTTAAATTGTTATTGGGTGTGTCGCAGTAATCTCTCAAATTCGGACAATGGTATTCGATAACGGCCGCAACTCCGCTAACGATGTCCGTTTGTGCGTCATAAAATGGTGTGATGCTGTCATTGATTACCCATGTTCCGGCTATGTTGTTTCGGTAAACGTAGCGCAGCATTGAGTAAATGTCCAACATGACCGTGTGCATATCTGAAATCCTTTCTACTGCATCGGTAAAATCTTCTCTGTGCCTGTCAGCAATGGCAACCGCAAAGCGATAAATCACCTTGTCAACGGTCACCTGTGAACCATCAGGGAAAATCCGCATAAGTGGATAAAGCTGTTCACCGCTTGTATTGATATTGGGTTCAATATTTACGATGGTGGACTTTATCTGCTTGTGGTTGTTTCCCGCAGTTTCCAGAGCTTCCAGTAGTTGGTTGATTGTTACCATTGAGATAGAGTTTCAGTTTGTTTTCGTTTTTCTGTCTTACTTTATTCATGAGAAAAATCCACGCAGGAATTTGTAATCATCATCTTCGCCCAGATAAAACCCACCAAATATGTTTTGGTTTTGTGGGTTAATCACATCCAAGCCACTCGCAGGGTTTTGGTATTCGGGGAAAAGTGTATCATTTTCAGCCAAGTACAGGCGCAGTCTTTCAGCGTAGTATTCTGCCTTATTTTGGTAACGCTGCTCAATCATGCGAAGCTGGTCAACATCCACAGCGTTTGCATTTTCTGCGCCACGACTTGCTGCTGACTTATTCATCATTTTGTAGGTCAATGGCAGCATTGAGTCCAAAATCACATAGTGATACAGACAAGGTGCAACGTATTTGTTGACCAATGTCAGGTAATTACCACCAAGCCCAGCCCCGTTGATGTCATCACAAATCTTGTCGTATAGGGTGCTTCCCAAAATATCACGGATATATACATCCTGTGCTGTGCGCATGGCAGTTTGAAGCAACTTGCTATCGACATTCTCATCGATAGGGGTGTTCTTCTTTACATCCTGCTCACTTACGAAATATGCGAAATTAGCCATTGTTTCTTCTCCTTACTATTCTTTGTTTCCATTCGTGTCTACAATGCGGAATATGCAAAGGTGGTTCGCTTTCAGGCACGGTGTACCACCCACCCCGGCGAAGCCATACGCTATAACCTAAAATTGCAGACATTTGGTCGATTTCTTCACGGGTGTAAAGTTTGCCCATGTCCACCATACGAAGGCAAAACTCACGGCTTTTTCCACCGGGTTGCAACGGCAACGCATCGGGGTCTAAATCGTACTTGTAACGCAGTTCCAACTTGGGCAGTTCGGTGTCTGCAATCTCTCCACGGCCAATGTCGGTGATTTTGATTGCGTTATTAGTCCAATTTATCTTACCGCTGTCCTGCAAAGTTTTCAAAATCTTGATGACTTCTTCTTCGCCTATTTTTGTGGCAGTGGAAATGTCTTTCAATGTAGCTTTTTCATCGGAATTTACCACAGCCAGTACCCTTTTTTCTTTGGTGGTCAGTTCAAATGTGAGTTTCACTTCTTCAAATTCGCTTTCATCAGCCCCAAATTTGGCAAAAACTGACAAGTCATTGTCTGACCATTTGTGAAATTCGCAACCCTGATGGCTAAAATTTTCGGGAGTTGCTGTTTCTGTTGGTGCAGTTGCCAACGCATCACCGCCCGGTATAGGTGGCAATCCTGCCAATGCACGTTTTTCATTCACCGTCATGTTTGAAAGCACGTTATTTGCTACCAATGGTGACAAGCTGTTGATATTTTCAATTATACGCTGTGCGCTATCCACAACGGTCTGTGCAGTTTCGCCTAATCCAAGGGCTGTTCTTGCTTCATCTACGGTCACAATTCCAACCTGATGCAAGGCCACATAATCAACCCCCAAGAAATCGCTGTCTTTTGTATCTAATTCAATACCGGGGTAAACGTATTCAAGGGTATTTTCAAGGCAAGTGTCAAGTTTTACTTGACGTTTGTTAACGTATGACTTATGAAACAACTCGTATGCCTCAATCATTTCATTACGCTGCCCAAGTGCGCCTTCGGTTGCGTAGCCGAGCAGAATTTTCGGGAAGTTGTGGCCGATAAAGATTTCATCCTGCACCGTTTCGTTAAGTTGCAGGAATTGTTTGTCCATGTCGGAAGGTTGCAAATGTGCAATCTCCGCAGACTTTTCATTCATTTCGTTGAACTGAATAAGCACACCACCTGCGTTGTCTGTGCCTGTGGTTTTCTGTTTAAACTTCCTCTCAAAGTTGTAGGCAATTTCCTCTGTGGGCTGCCCTTTGAACAACTGAACCAGCGTTCCGTTGGCAAACCCGTTGCGGATGTTGTTATTGTGGAAATTGGCTATCTCCACATCAATTTCAATATACTGCAAACAATGCTGATAAGGTGGAAGCGGATAAACACCCAACGAAGGTGCATATTCTCGGAAGTAGTACAACTGCACTTCCATTGGTTGGGCCTTTTTCGGGTTGAAAGGTGCATAGTGCTTCATGTCCTCGTGCTTTGCCTTTTTCCAATCCTCTGCATACATATAGATTTCGTGGTCAAGTGTACGCACATTGCTGAAATCTACGTGGTAAAGTGCTGAAATCTGCCCTACTTTGTTGTAATGTACCTCATAGGCAAATCCGTTGAACAATTCATAATCCAGAGCCAGTTTATTTTTGAACTCCTGAATACCCTCATAAGGGTTCACGTATTCAATTACCTTAACTGCGCTGGGGTTGCCATCCACCAAGGTTTCTTCACCTGCCACAAAACGGGCTTTCTGCCTTACAATAGCCCCATGTTTTGGGCTTCTGTTGTAAAATTCAAGTAACGTATCGGGAAAATCGTTCTTTTCCCCATAGGTAACGATGCCTTTATTCTTGTTTTCCTTGAATTTAGGCAACTTTGACTCGGTAAAATTTATGCGTAATAGGTCGAAACTCATCCGATGTGGTGTTGTTTAATAGTTGTATTGACCTCGTGGTCGTTAAATGCGGTATGCGATGCGGTAACATAAGCCAATCCCCGGTCAATTTCCTGTGATGCAAGTAATGGATTGGTATTCGTTGGGGAGGTTTGTGCGTATAATGCCCAGTAATGCGTTCCTACCGCCAATGTTTTTGCTGCACTGCTGCCCTCTACAAATGAAAATAGCTGGTATCTGTTGGGTGCTGTGCTTGTATCGGTTACAATAAATGCCTTTTGTTCCTGGGACATTTCGGACTCAAACACCAACAGATAATACACGGGAGAAACGGTCACCTTTTCTCTGCCTGTGATTATCAATTCGGGTGTTCCTGCTTTGGTTATGTACAGCATCCTATCTATATAAGTAGGTCGGTTTCATGTTAAACAAAAAAGGCCGCCAAATGGCGACCCTTTCTGCATGAAAACACTATGAAAAAATCAAAGACCCAGCGAAGTTACAACAGCGGCCTGAACTTTCAAAGGTAAATCGGTTTCTTTGTGCAAAAAGTTTAGCACATGACCTTTGAAATCTCCAAACGCTTGTCCGAAGTTTGTTTCACTTTGCTGCAACTGAACACCATAGTCAGCACCCAGCAGCCAGTAGTCACCACTTGCATCAAGGGCAATGGCTAACATTCTGTTCTGTGCGAGAAGTTTAATCTCGTTGCGCTGTGCAGTGGTAACTTTGTGCAAACGTGCAACAAGGTCAGCTTCGTAAAACACAGTTCCGTTTTCGGTTGAAGGAATGGTTCTCCAAGTCATGGAGCCAGTTTCCTTTTCAAGTTCATATTTGAAGTAGCTTTTGCCACCACTCAAAGTGTGGGCAGAAACTTCGCCTGATGATTTGGTTAATGTAGATTTAGCATCGAACTCAACGAGCCAAATATTTTTGATACCTGCGGCTGCGGTTTTGCAGTCCAAGGTAAATCCGGTGGTTAAAACACAACTCATTTCTTTTTTTAAATTAAAGGGGGGTAGGGTTTTTCCCCACCCCCCGGGTTAAACTTTCTCTATTCGGTTAAATGATTAGAGTGTGAAAAGAACAACTTGCTCAGGGTAAGCAACCTGACATCCGTATTTGAAGGCGGTGTGGAATTGTACTCTGCGCTCGAAAGGATTGAAGATAAATTCAAACTCTTCTTCTTCGTTCATCATGTCAGTACCCAAGAAGAAATTTGACCACAGACCAGCAACGATTTTGTTGGTGCCGTTCATACCGTGCAGACCGTAGATCTTGATGCCAGTGATAGGGTCAACAATCTCCATCTCTGCGATTTCGTTTGCAGGGTAGTGGAACAGGTTAGCAGTTACCAACCACTGTCTGTAAAGACGGAAAGTATCTGTACCCATAGCAATCATCAGGTCAGGTTTTCCAAGCAGTTCAGCAGGGATAACGCTGTAAATGGTAGTGATGATGTCATCGATGTTGGAAGCAGTGATAGAAGCGTAAGCGTTAGCCACGTTACCTTTGATAGGGTCACCTGCACCACCGAAACCGAGGTCTCCGAGGATAGTCAGGAAGCCATCCCAGTAACCCAAGTTGCCAGCACCGCCTGTGGTATCACCCTGCCAAATTGAAGTTTCGATAGCTTCGGCAATTTTGGCAGCTTTTTCAGCACCTATTTGCTCGGTGAATACACCCATGTCGATAGCTTCACCAGCGGCAAGAGCTTTCTGTGTGTATTTGGTTTCAAGGTCTTTGGGGCAAAGAGTTTCCTGAACCTTAACTTTTCCAACGGTCAGGGTGCGCTTGGACAGGGTAGTGTTACCGCTT